CCTGCTGCACTTTCTATTCCCATATTAAACCATTGTTTGTATCCGAACTTAATAGATATTTTTTGAATCTGATCGTTTTGTCCATAAGCGTATCCTAATGTACCTATCTGTTCAGGATATACATCAACTACCTCAATAGCATAAGTTGGTCTATCTCTGCCAATTTCACTATCTGCACCTAGTTGGTATATATGCATTTTGCCTACATAGTTATCGTAATAGTTTGCCTTATGTGATATAGTATTTACTGCTAGTTTTTGCCACATTTCAAAAAATTGTCTTTCTCTTAGGTATTTATCTGCATAAAAAGTAGCTTCTATTGAACCAGCAAATCCATGTGATGTAACCATATTTCTTGCAGGTTCTGATCCGTATTGTACTTCTTGTGTTTGTAAATCTACACCAGGCATTGTCACACTATCACAATGTATATTAATCTGTCTACCAATCGTTTGTGTTAATGAATTCATCACACCACCGCCAACTAATCCTGCAGCTTGACCTGTGCCGTTATACATCTCATTATCTTTTACCTGACCTTCTCCGTATGTAGTATCATTTTGATTTCTAATTAATTCATGTAAGTTAGTAGGTGGAAATATTCTTACTGCAAATCTATTCGGTCTAGCATAACCTTCTGCTGAAGCCATCGCCGCTCTGAAACGACCAATCGTATTCTCAGTATTAGCACGTTGTTTAATTCTAGGATCTCTATCTGTTTTGTGCATAGCACTAGACTTGAAATCACCTCTCGATAGACCACCTGATATATCAAAAGGTCCTATTCTTTTACCTAGTTTAAATATTGCCATTAGTACGGACTTCCTTTTTTAAATCTTGCTACAGGTAGAAATATTGCAATTGCCATTTCATCTGCTGGTATGTTCAAAAATGATGTTCTAACATTGCTGAACAAATAATGTTTTGCTGTATTTTTCATAAACGTATTGTTTCGCCATTTAATATTGTATCTAGTTTTCTTATCAAATCTATTATCAGTAGTCGTGTTTGCTAAACTTCTTAAAAACGCCACTCTTGCAAGAGGCGGTAGATAATGAAAGTTTAATCCTATAAAACCACCTTTCGCTGGTTCTAAAGGTAGTATCAAAGGAAAAGTATCATAGTAAGGTAGTCTATCTTTATGCTTAGGGTCATAACCAAAAAGATTCATAATACCATACTTAGGTCTTAATGTTGCCTTACCTTTACTTATTAAACTTCTTGCACCAGGTGTAGTCATTGAACCTACTTTTTTTCTATACCAATCGTATGATTTAGGACCTGTTGTTGTGTCTAATATCTTATCAAATACTGTTGCCATGCTACTATTTATATCATTTAATTGAGTATATCTTAACCTTATTTGATTTACCCTTAACGGTTACACTACCTAATTTGTACATTCTTTTATGCAATTCTTTTGCGTCTTTGTATGTGTCTTCACCTATCACAATCGTTGTATTGAACTCTTTACTTTGACCTTCTAATCTACTTGCGAGATTAACTGCGTCACCTAGTACAGAATAGTCAAATCTCTGGTCACTTCCCATGTTACCTACGACAGCCGTACCACTATTGATACCGATACCTATGTTGAAACCTAAGTCTAACTTCTTCATTTTCTCTCTCATATCTTTTGCGACAAGTATTGCCTTCTTTTGATGTTCAGCACAGTCTAGCGGTGCGTTCCAGAACGCCATGATACAATCTCCCATGTACTTATCTATCGTGCCACCTGATCTCAATATGATATCTGACATGGGTGTTAGAAATGAATTGATAAGTTTAGTCAAACCTTGTGGGTCTGATTTATACTTCTCTGATATAGGTGTGAATCCTCTGATATCACAGAATAGAAAAGTCAACTCTCTCGTTTCACCACCTAGTTTTAATAGACTAGGATCATCTTGTAGTTTCTTGACCATATCAGGCGAAAGATAATGCTCAAACTGTTTCTTAATCTGCAACTTCAATCTATTCTCTCTAATAAAGTTATTGTATATTAGATGTAAGAATATTATGAACCCTATTATAACAGGAAAAGACCAGTTTGTCAAGCACAAATATACACTAAACAAATAAAAGCTTGACAAGATGATGAAAGCATTGTATAGTATGAAAGGCACAAGTGACATGAGTATGCCAAGTCTAGGTATCAACAGTATGAATAGTGCCATGCCTATAATCATTACTGCGAATTCTACATACAATGCCCACTCAGGTCTTGTAATAAACTTGCCTGACAACAAAGTTTCTGTTGACAATGCCATGATCTCGTGTGTATTTTTTAAGCCATTCGGTGTGAGAACAAAAGTAGAACCTTGAAAGGTTGTACCGATAAGAACTATCTTGCCTTTCATAGAAGACCAGTCTTTGTCTGCATAATCTATTCTAGGTATATCGTGTCTAAAATCAATCCATATGTCGTCTTGATTAGGTATAGGAAACTTTATGATGTTCAGTATAACACTTGGCACAGAATTGTCAAGCGGTAACTTTCGTATTGTGCCATCAACATCAATAGGTACTTCTACGTTACCTACTGCTAATGCTTTTCGTTTTATGCTGACTAGATTTTTTGCTTGACTTGTTTCAGTTAATATGATAGGGTACTTGGCGATCATCTTCAAAAACTTCTCATCACCACCAAGTCTATCTTTGTGAACAAATACTACATTCAGAAAGACTAACGCCGCACCGTTTCTATATGCATTAACAATAGCACGACCTAGTTTATCTCTTTTCCACGGCCATTGACCTTCTTTTGTCAATGCCTTATCTGATATATCTAACATTACAAGACTCTTAGACTCGTAATGATTACCATATTTTTGGTATAGATCAAATGTTTTTAACTCTAGGGTTTGTAGGGGCAAGGGATTATATACTTTAAATCCTAATAATATAATCACGCTCACAACCACGGCCCATGTGGATGTAAATTTACTCATAATACTATTTAGTTCGATTGTATGATAGTGATTTTCATTCCGTTTTCACCAACTGTTAAATTCTGTGCTTCCATAGTGTTTAATAATACACCAGAACTATCGTTAGTAATACCGTCATTCTGCATAATCTGTATGTCAGCTTTCTCTGCTGTTTCTACTTTAACGTATGCTCTATGTGAACCATTACCAGAACCTAAGGTTCTATCTACAATTGAGTAGTTACCAGACACAGTTATAGAGGCGTTGTCATCATTATTAGTTGTGGTTAATCTGCCTGTTGTCGTTGAACTTACTGTCAATCCAGATGTTTCAGTTGTTTGAGTTACTTCTCCAGTTTCAAAGTTTAACACTTCACCGGTAACATTTGTTTTTGTTACAACTTGTTCAACATATTCAGTACCACAAGCACTATTACCAGCATCCCAATAGTAACCGTACCATTCACAATCCCATTCATTATCTATATTTGCTAACCATTCAACTAACTCTGGGTCTATATCAAAGTCGTCTTCAAAAGCATATTCTTCTTCAAGTGTTAATTCAGTTTCGCTACCATCATCATACTCTATACCATAGTAGTACCAGTCATATATTACATCCCAATAATGATCCCAATCTTCCCAAGTCCAGTCTGATATGTATTTTGTTTTTAGATTTTTTATCTTCCAAGGTTTAGGTTGATCTTCACACAACTCATAATCAGGCCATGAACCACACCAACCGTACATTTTACCCCATATCTTTTTACTAACATCTGTCCAAGAGGTTTCGGTAACTTTCAATGTCCAGTCATCTTTGTAGTAATCGTTTAGATATTCAATATACTCTTGATTACACCAACCACTATCATAGTCATTATATTGACAATAGTTTTCTACTGTTAATGTAGGAGGACCACCGTTACTAGCATAAGCGGCATTACTGTAATAGGCGTCATCCATATAGAAATCTTCCCAAGAATAACCTTCTGATCCTGCCTCTGTTTCTTGTTCAACTTCTGCAACTACATCAACTTCGGCAGCCTTCATATCATAAGAAGTTAAACCATATTTTTCTAAAGTATCATTGTATGCTTCATCATACGCTTCCCAATCAACTGCTTCCCAATCAATTGTTTCCCAATCAATCGTATCGTAATTACAACCTGTTTCACAACCTATGGCATCAAAGTATGCTTGATCCATTTCTGAATACATTTTCTTTGCGTCTTCCCAATCCATAGTTTTCTCACCATCAGCATCCCATACTGATATCTCATCATTCTCATCAATGTATCCCCATTCTTTTAGGTCTGCTTCAAAGTCATCATAGTAAGATGTATCTATGTCTGTTGTTGATTCTGCAAGTGATTGATCTACTGCAATTTCTTCGCTTGATTTTACATCTAAAGTTGCTTCTGTACCTGAAGAACCTATATCAACTGAACTCTCAGGCATGGCAGTATCACCATCATCTGAATTTGTTATGATACCATCTTCGTTATTTTCACTAGGACCATCATTGTAATCACCGTCATCATCACCATTTCTTTCAAGTCCGTCATCATCACCATTTCTTTCTAGTCCATCAAATGCACTTTTTCTATTCTTTTGATTGTCATTCTTTTCTTCTATATCATCACTATTAGTTTCTAAACCAAATAGATCATTGATAACATTCGGCGTCAATACTTTAGGTGGTTTAATTAAAATATCTGTAGCAACAACTGTAATAGATGAATATGCTCGATTTAGATTTACTGTACCTGCCTCATTAGAAACATTTATTTGTCCTACTTTACCTGCACTATCAGGCAATAGAGTAATCGTTGTGGCACCGTTTTGTTCTACTGTACCTGTCAATGCCGTACCTTGTACAGTTATAGAAGCTGTAGGTGTAAGTATGTTTACTTCACCACCTAGTTTCTTAACTTGTCCTGATTCATATGTAAATGATCCTACATTAATATCGATTGCCATTGCAACTTTGATAGGTATAACATCTGTATCAAAAGCAAACTCATCAATCACAAACTCTGTGTTAGGCGCAAGTGTGACTTTAGTACCATCTTTAAATAATATATTCATAGCACCATCTTCACCTGTTTGTAAGAAGTCTGCCATCTGTAATTCGTAACCTGCTAGTACCTCTTCGGTCTTACCATCTCTCTCGTTGAAAGTAGAACCCATTTTGTCGGTAACATTACCTACTAGTGTTTGAGTTATCTGAGATATTAGATTTGTAGGCATTAGAACCAGAAAGGTCAATGCAAGTAAAATTCTTTTCATGTTTAACAACCGTTCGATACTGTAGCAGTTACATCTGCTGATTGATTGTTTCTGTTAAATGAATAGCTACAAGTATCTGAACCGTTTTGTGCAAAGTTCAAAGTGTAATCGTAAATACTATCACCAGATACACTAATATTACCATCATTACTATTACCTGTTTGTTTAGCATTGATTACTGAACTTGAAGTACTAAGAGAAATATATAGTTTATTGTTATTACCGTTTTGTAATATATTTAAATCATTACTATTACCACTTGTGAAAGTTCTTAACCAGTTATTGGCACCTATCTGTGCCATCATAGTATAACCGCTAGGTGCGTCTGCGTGTACGTCTAATAGATTACTATTACCTATGACATCATGTACTGAATAATTACTATTACCTGCAACTTCTAACTCTACTGTATTTGAGTTACCTATGATATAGTAGTCTATTGTTGCTAGATCATCTGCGGCTAATTGACCATGACTTGATGTATTAGGTCCGACAGTAGCATTTGCTGTTGTATTTTGACCAACAGCACCGTTGTGTGCTTTGAATTTTACAATATTACTATCACCTGTTACCAATATATAAAGAAAGTGATTGTCCTCTAACACTTCAAAGTAAAAATCATTTGAATCACCTCTGACATCTAAGTCAACATTAAGATTTAATACATCATTGTTAGCGTTCTCAAACTCTACTACATTTGAATCACCAGTAATATCTAGGTCATACCAATGACCAGTAGAATCGGCGTCATCTTGATCTATCTTTATTGAGTTTGAGTTACCTGTGACTATATAATCAAAAGTCATATTAGTACCATAGAACTCACCACCACTATTATTGTAAGGTTTTGTAAATGTGTTTGAGTTACCTATCTGTTTTATGATTATAGTAATATTATTACCATCTATAATAAGAGGGTCGTCTGCACTTATGCCGACCTTATTGTTAGAACCTTCTTGTTTGATAAACGTTGAGGAGTTTGTTTGATTTTGTTGTTGTAGGAATACAGAGTTACCAGCAGCCCAACTACTATTACTTAGTAGTAGTAGAAGTATCAACAGTTTCATTATCATTTTCATTTTTGACCTCCTCTGTTTCTGGTTTAGGTTTTGGTGTTATAGATTTTTCTACTTCTTCATCAACTTTTTTCCAGTCAAGTTCATCTATGCAGCTTTCAATACCATCTTGATCTATTTTAATATTAGTACA